ACCTGTTGAGAACTTACGTCCTGGTCAGACTTTAAGTAAGGATAACAGTCTTAGTGACACAAGGGATAATCCCGGTGTTTTCGAGGATTTTGGCTATACAACTGTGAATAATTTTTATCAGATTCCTGAGTATGAAGACAAAGCAGAGTTCTCATCCCAGAATTTGATGTACTATCAACCTCGGTGGTGCAAGCACATTTATGCATCAATGTGGGCACTCATACATGATGAGGGTGGACAACCGATCGCCCTGTCTGCTTCTTATACGCAGTCGGGTCCAAACATAACGATCAGTGCGGTGGATCATGGACTTGAGCAAAACCAGCGTGTGAAAATTACATTCACCAGCGGCTCTGCTTTGAGTGGCGATTATGTTGTTTCTTCAGTGACAACTTCCAACACATTCGTGATTGTGTATCCTTTCAGTGATACAGCTTCTGGTTACTGTGATGTTTCTAACTTGCAGCCTCATGAATACGTAGGCACTTGGCTCCTCGAGCCGAGTGATCAACCCGTGGGCAAAGGTCTTGAAACTTTCTATAAGAATTTTGAGAAAGAAGTAATTAAATTAAAAGAGGCTGCTGAAAAGTATGTTCTTGACAGGCAATTCTTTGGCTGGGCTGGTACGCAAAATGTCGTCGGTCAGAGAAACAATCCCGAAGATGTTGCTGACTTCAGGCCCTCTGCCGCGTCGATGTTGTTGACGGATGACATAAAAAGGAATGCACAGGGCCTTCTTGATAGAGCTGGTACGGTGTTTAACACCACAAGTAGGTTCACACAGTTAGTAAATAAACTTTTCAACCTACAGCCCCAAGTAATTGAAAATGCAAAGTTCGGACTTATCGACCAACCTTTGAGTGAATATACAGATGAGTTTGAGCAGGGATTTGTAGAAGGCGGGGAATATGTAAGTGGTGTACCAACGGAGGTATCCGCAACTGTTGTGCAGATTGAGGGCAGCACTTACAGTCCGTTAACTGACCAAGATAGAATAATTGATGCCGGGATCTACATAAATACGTAAATGTCTGTACAGATTCTTTCTAGAAGGTCCTCAGTCTTACGCGACCGTCCATTTCCAACACGTTTAGGTGATGGAGAGCTTGCAATTAACACAAACACAGCCGAGCCTGGTCTTTTCTTCAAGGACAGTGGCAGCGGCCTTATAAAGGCAGGACCAGTTCATGTGGGAGCGACAGCTCCTAATGCCTCTGGCGTTGGGTTTACTTCGAACAGCAAAGGAGAATCTTGGCTTGACACCACAAGCACACATGTATTAAAAATTTTTGATGGTACTTCGTTTCAGACAGCAAAAGCTGTAGTGTCACGTAGCGCAGGACAACCTACGAGTCCAGTAGATGGACAGCTGCACTATGACACAACGGCTTCTAATTTATTAATGTATGACGCGACTGCAGCTGCGTGGGTAACGCTTTAATTTTTGAGCAGGTGATCAAGTATGCGATCAAGCTTGGTGTGAACTGACTCTATTTCCCGTAAAAAATCTTCTTTTAGAACATACTCGCGAGTAACTCTATCCTGTAAGTCGTCGATCTCATCTTGGATTCTCTCGAAACGGTGCTCGATTTTTTTATTAAAATTATTCAGGGCACGTGAAAGCCCGGTGAAAGCACCAATACCTCCCGTAATCACAGCAGTAATCACCTCTGGCGACATAACACTTGTCCTATAAACTCATTCTAAAGTATGCAACAATTTAGAATGAGTGAAACGATGTAAGTGTATATGTCGAGGTATGAGCCAAACATAGGTGGTGCCATCGATATCTTAATCGATATCATGACGGCCAATGGGTTTACATTGACCAGGCAACCGTACGATCATAATTATCGGGGCTTAGTCGAGGCTCTTATTGACTTAAAAGATGGTTTTCCTACCTTTGCACCGGAACGTGTCGGTTTTGATGCAACTACTTTTGAGGCCGTAGCTGATGGTGATGCTCTTTACATGCGTTCGTCCGACGGCAAGGTAGGTAAAGCACAAGCTGACGGGACATTAGACGAAGCTGTCGTCGTAGGATTTGCAGACGATGCCGCTGCAATTGATGCAACAGTAAAGGTTTTGGTAGCCGGTCTCTTGGATTATCCCAGCGCAATCGATCCTGGTGATGTTTACTTTTTATCAACTACAGCGGGCGAGATAAGTACAACTGCTCCTTCTACAGCAGGTCAGTATGTCACGAGGGTTGGAGAAGGCGCTACAACCTCTAATTTTTCAATTCAGCTTGAACCACCAATTCTCTTGTCCTAATGTCGGGAACAACTGATCACAGACCATACGCACCTAATTTTGAGGGCCTTAACGGTGTCCTTTTGGATCTCAAAGCCACGATGTCCGGTAGAACTGTCTACGCAGTGGCTGGTTTTGGTGCATTGGCTTTCGAAGATGTGACGCAAGGGGCCGCTTTATATGCAAGAGCATCTGACGGTAAGGTGGGCTTGGCAAATGCCTCTGGAACAAGAGATGAGGCAATAGTTGTTGGTTTTGCACAAACCGCGAAGACTGCAGGTCAAGAAGTTCGTTGTTTAGTCGTAGGCGTTTTAGCACTTTCGGGTTTAGACGCTGGGGAGCCTATGTTTCTCGCGACAAGCGATGGAGCTATTACGAAGACGCCTCCTACGGCAAGTGGACACTATCTTGTGCGTGTTGGTGAGGCGGCCACCACTGCAAACTTAGCAATACAAATCGAACCACCTATTTTACTTAGCTAGCATTTTTACTGCTGCTAAGATAAAAAGAATGAACAGCTATTGGCTTCTAACAGTTAGCAGCTAGGAAATCAAAGATGGCAACAAGACAGGCAATTATCCTAAATTCAGGTTTTTTCGAGGAGTTAAATACCTCCTCAGATAAGCTTGATTTAGCGGGCAATGATACTGATGATCTAAGTGAAGGCTCTAGTAATCAGTACTTCACAAATGCCCGTGCAAGAAGTGCGATTAGTGTTACAGATGTAAGTGGCGATGGGTCTTTAGCGTATAACTCAGGTACCGGGGTTATTACTTATACAGGGCCAAGCGCAGCAGAAGTAAGGGCTCACTTGAGCGTTGCTTTCGGATCTGGTCTTACTTACAACTCAACAAGCGGGCAATTTGGAACCAGCGCTATTCCAAATAGCCAGCTGGCTAATAGCGCTCTTACCATTGGTTCGACGAATGTTTCTTTAGGAGGCACAGCAACAACAATTGCTGGTCTGACTTCATTAACATCGACAACTATACTTGGTACCACTATTATTGCCGGAACATCGGGTGGTGCCAATAGCATCCTTCTTGGCACTGGGGGCATCACCTTTGAAGGTGCAGTTGCTGATGATTTTGAAACACTTTTAACTGTTGCTAACCCGACAGCAGATAGGACTTTGACCTTGCCTGATGAAACAGGCACGATTCTATCTACAGCCTCATCTATTGCCAACGCTAATTTGGCGAATAGTACTGTCACCGTCGGCTCCACTGCAATTGCTCTAGGCGCTTCGTCTAACACAATCGCCGGTCTTTCTAACTTAACTTCTTTAGAATTACAAGGCACTAACCTCGTTCGTGTTGGAGCTGCTGACGCTGCTAATGGCATCCTTATAGACAGCACGGGTATTCGCTTTGAGGGTTCAAGTGCTGATGCCCATGAGACAATACTTGAAGTTACAAATCCAACAGCTGATAGAACTATTACATTCCCAGACGCGGGTGGAACTGTTGTTCTTTTGGGATCACTGAGCGTTGCTTCTGGATCTGGACTTACTTATAACAACAGTACAGGTGAGTTCGGCACTAGCGCTATTCCAAACGGACAGCTTGCCAATAGTTCAGTAACTGTCGGTTCCACAGCCATTGCTCTAGGCGGTTCTGCGACAACAATCACAGGCCTCACTTCGGTCACAACCACCGGTTTAATTGTGGACGATCAGACCAGTGGTCTGGCTATTCGTGATGCAGGCGATTCCAGCAGAATTGCTAGGTTCGACAGCGGCACAATTAGTGCCAGCACCACGCGCACGTTTACTTTTCCGGATGAGAATGGAACCCTTCTTACATCAGCATCGACTATTCCCGGCGGTGGTTTTATAGATAATACTTTTAGAATTAGTGACAACAGTGACAACAACAAAAAATTAGCATTTGAGTGCTCAGGTATCACGTCTGGTCAAACCAGAACAATGACGGTTCCTGACTCGAGTGGAACAATTTCCACAGAGAGTTTTGCTACCGCAATTGCAGTTGCATTAGGATAGAGCTATGGCAACCCAAGTACAATTTCGTAGAGGTACAACCTCACAGACATCAGCTTTTACAGGAGCATCAGGTGAAGTAACGGTCAACACCGATCTGAATACAACTGTAGTTCACGATGGGTCCACTGCCGGAGGTTTTCCTTTACTTAGGGCTGATGGCACCAACACGGAATTATCCGCTGGCTCATTAACTAGCTGTGCTTTAAAATTTGCTACTGACCCAAACACCGGTATTATTAGCGGTGGGCCTGATCAAATCAGCCTTGTGACCGGTGGAGTTGCTAGACTTACAATAGACTCATCAGGCTCAATTGCTATCCCAGGAAACGTAACGGTTTCGGGTGATCTTACTGTCACCGGGGTTATCAATTCAACAGAAAACCTTGCATTAATTGTGGCTTTAGGCTGATATGGCAAACACTTTTAAAATTCAAACAAAGGCAGACCTTGTCACCTCAGTCATCACGAATACTGCTACAAATGTGTTGACCGCAGGCGCATCCGCCACACACGTCCTTTTGAGTATTTTAGTTTCAAATAAAACTGGCACTTCTGCAGATGTAGATATCTATCTTGTTACTGACACTGGTGACGATGTGTACTTGATCCGGAATGCACCAGTGCCTGGAGGGGGCTCATTAGAAATTATTTCAGGCTCCAAGATTATCATGGAATCCAGTGATGTCCTTAGAGCACGTGCAGACACTGCATCGTCGTTAGATATTTCCATCAGCTACCTTGAGCAAACCTAAGGAGGTAATTAATAATGGCATTGACTGATATTGATGCGCAGCGGCTTGGTGATAGCGTTGCTGACAAGCTTGGTAATAGAAACCTGATTATTAACGGTGCGATGCAGGTGTCTCAGCGTGGGACAGTTGTAAACGCTGGTAATGAATATGGTGGGCCAGATAGATTTAAATTTGCAAAAAATGATGGCGCATACACTATTTCACAAGATTCAGATGTCCCCTCTGGGCAGGGATTCGCAAGCTCGTGGAAAGCAGATGTAACAACAGTACCCTCTGGAGGCAGCAACAGCTACGTCTTTTTAAGTCACAAGATAGAAGGCCGGAATCTGCAGCGCTTGAAGAAAGGAACTTCGTCTAGCGAAAGCTTGACTCTAAGTTTTTGGATCAAGTCATCGGTGACGGGAACATATATTGCGGAAATATACGACAATCACAATACCCGACAAATCTCAAAATCTTATACCGTAAGCAGCGCCAACACTTGGGAACATAAAACACTTACCTACGCTGGCGACACAAGCGGAGCAATAACCAATGACAACACTGCATCTCTTGAAGTTAATTTACATTTTTACGCTGGAAGCAATTTTACCAGTGGAACTTTGAACACATCTTGGGCTGCTTCGACTGATGCTAATCGGGTTGTTGGCCAGGTAAATGCTGCCAATAACACTGCTAATAACATTTACATCACAGGTGTCCAGCTAGAAGTCGGCAACACCGCAACACCGTTTGAGCACAGAATCTACGGCGATGAGCTTGCTAAATGTCAAAGATATTTCCGCCGATTCTGTGAAGGCGCACAATACGCACCTGCGCCAAGCAGTGGGACTGGAATTTCAGGCACTAATGCTTACCACGAGGTTGATTTGAGCCCAGAAATGAGAGCAGTGCCTACTGTTGCTTTTAGCAATTTAAGAACTGATGATATAACTGGTGGCCAAGCGATCACTGGACTCTCTTTAGTATCGAGTATGAGCTCTACTGAAGCTGTTTTTCTTAACGCCACAAGCGCCAGTGGCCTTACTCAGTACAGGCCGTATCAGCTATTGGCAAACAACACAAGCAGCGCCAAGCTTGATCTCTCTGCGGAGCTTTAGATATGAGCAAACAGTACAAACTTCAAAATGATCCCAAGGGCGCAACTTGTGCCGTCACGATTGTTGGCACAAACATGTCAATTCCACTTGACCCCGCTAACACTGACTATCAACAGTATGTTGCGTGGGTCCATGAAGGCAACACGCCACTACCTGCGGATCAACCGGACGCTTGGCAAGCGATTCGACAAAAACGTGATGCTCTCATCCGTGAATCTGACTGGACTATGACCCCAGGCGCCACAGTGGACCAGGCTCAGTGGACTGCTTATCGTCAGTTTTTGCGCGATCTTCCGCAAACTTATGAAAATGCGGAAGATGTCGTATGGCCAACCGTACCCTCTACGTCAGGTCCTAATACAATAGAAGAATAAATAGAATTAAATCATGCCATATATTGGTCACTCACCTGAAGTAGCTCAACGTCGATATGAAAGCATTGACGACATCAGTGGCAGTTTTAATGGGTCTACTACATCTTTTGCTCTTCAGGTTGGTGGTGTTACACCAGCCCCATTTCCAGTTGCGTCTGAAAATGTTTTAATTTCTCTCGGTGGTGTCATTCAAGAACCTGATGGCACGGGCACTAACGGTTTTCAACTCACTGGTACAAATATTGTTTTTAGTTCAGCTCCTGCTGCTGGACAATCGTTCTTCGGTGTGATTCTTGCCGGGGCTGATTATGTCACAGCTGGGCATGCATTTCCTGATGGCGATGCCGCAGGTCCGTCGATTACCTTCAGCCAGGACCTTGACACTGGGGTGTTTAGAGCCGGTTCAGGAGCCATAGGCTTTGGTGGTGACGGGTCGGAGCACGCAAGATTTGATGGCTCAGGGCGGCTGTTGGTGGGTACAACTACTGCGCGTGCCGCTGGAGACGTTACTGCTCCATTGCAGGTAGAAGGCACCGGATTTAATACTTCCTCTCTTAATTTAATTTCCAATGCAGGTGCAAGTTCTGGAAACGTTTCTCATATTTCTTTAGCAAAATCGCGAGGAACATCTGACGGTTCATCCACAGTTGTTGCCAGCGGAGATAGCTTAGGAACGATTCAATGGTGTGGTGCGGATGGCACTGACTTGAATTCAGTTGGGGCATCGATTAATGGAGCAGTAGATAACACACCCGGTAGTAATGATATGCCAGGGAGGCTTACATTTGCCACAACCGCTGACGGTGCAAGCAGTCCGACGGAGCGTTTACGCATAGACAGCTCAGGAAACGTGGGTATTGGGTTAACTTCGCCCTCAAGTAAAACTCACATTAAAGGCGGCTCGCTCACTATTGAGCACGGATCGCCAAGCACAGGAACGGGCCAATTAAACATTAACTCTGAAGTCGATTCTCAAGCTACTCTTTCTTACGACGATCAGGGTTCCATAGTTTTTGGTACGGCCGCTACACCACACAATCAAGGCAGTTTTAGCGAAAAAATGCGCCTTGACTCAGGTGGCAGCGTGGGAATTGGAATTACAAACCCTGGTGAGTATCACGCTAATGCTAATGACTTAGTACTAGCTAATGGCATGACTATTGCCAATACCGGTACTGCTCATATGTATTTTGCAGACAGTTCTACAGGAACTGGTGAGTATGTTGGTCAATTAAATTATCTGCACAGTCTTGATCGTTTTCAATTTGTTGTTGGAAACACTGCACGGGCTTTGTTGTTATCAACTGGTGATTGGGCGACTTTTTCGACTGCCGTTAACATAGACATTGCAAACACACAAAGCGCTGGCATCAATGAAGCGTTTATTTACGCCCGTCACAGCTCCACCCAGCTTACCGGTGGAACTAACTCTTTCAGGGTTTACACAAACGGTAACGTCCAAAACACTAATAACTCTTATGGGTCAATTTCAGATCAAAACCTGAAAGAAAATATTGTCGATGCCACTTCGCAGTGGGACGACATCAAGGCTTTGCAGGTTCGTAAGTACAACTTCAGAGAAGACACCGGACAACAAACGCATACTCAGCTTGGCTTGATCGCGCAGGAGGTCGAATCTGTTTCACCTGGGTTAGTCGAAACAACTTACGTTAAAGAAGGTGAAACGGTTCTAGACGCAGATGGAAACCAGATGGAGTCCATCAAAGCAATCAATTATTCTGTTCTTTATATGAAGGCTGTAAAAGCACTTCAAGAGGCACAGACCAGAATTGAGTCGCTTGAAACGCAGAACACTGCACAGCAGACCACAATTGATGATCTTTTGGCCCGCGTTACCGCTCTGGAGGCCGCCTAATTAGGCTTCCTAGATTCATCTGAGTTAAAAGACTAACTCCTTTAGAATAAAGTGATCAAGAGATAGTTCACATGTACATCGGTAGAGGTATAGCCCGTGGGCAAAACCGGGAGATCGATGACATCTCGGGTTCATTCAACGGCTCACTCGCCACATTTGATTTAGAAGTAAGCGGCATTGCAGTTGCACCCGCAAGTACTTCTCAACTTTTGGTCTCTGTTGGCGGTGTTATTCAAAACCCAAGTGTCGATTACACGGTAGCAAACACTCAAATCACATTTACCACTGCGCCTGCGAGCGGTTTGAGTTTCTTTGCTGTCATGCAGGGAGACCAGGTAGATATCAATACCCCTGGTGACGGTACAGTTACTGAGGCTAAGCTAGCCTCGGACTTCACTGGTGCCACAGGTGGTGCAGGTAACCACGTCTTTTTCTTGAATGAGAAAACAGTAGATACGAGTTACACTATCCCTACGGACCGTCACGCACACAGTGCAGGACCAATTACAATTAAT